ACATCAAGGTAATATCCATTTACATCATATACGGCATCCCAATTTGCTGTAAATATACTATTTTATGACACAAATGTAAATGTAGGAAAAGCAGGAAAAGTAACAACACAAGCAGAGTCTTTTATATTTGAAGCCAATGTTGATCCTAAAAAAGAAATCGAAGATCTAAAATCTGCACTTGAACAAGCGAAGAAAAATCCAAAAGCCAATAAAGATCAAATTGATATGCTAACGGTTTCAATTCAAAATAAAGAGAAGCAACTTGGTAATAAAGGATCTGTACCTAATCCACCACCATTACCACCGGATTCAAATATTAAAAAACCTCTTTATAATCTAAATCAAAGTATAAAAACTTTAATTGATCCTAAAGTGAAAATAGCAGTTAACGCGGAATTGATAGATTCTATATTAGCACAAGGTGATCAATATAAAGATGAGATTATTAAACTTTATACAGAAATTAATAGTTTTTTATTTGGAGTAAAGGCAAAAACACTTAACTATGAACCAAATAAATTAAATGAATTATATAAAGGCGCTGGTAAAAACTTAATAGGTAACAATGTTGATGCTATTGCAGAAAAGATTGCAAAATTCTATAAAAGAGCAATTCAATTTGATGGAACTGATTTATATAGTAAAATTGGTAAAATTGGAACACCACTTAAATCATTTGTCGATACACTGAAGAAAATAAATACCGGAATTAAACCAGCAATTAAGGTTGCGCAAAAACCTACTATTGTAGAAGAACCTAAAAAAGAAGGTAAATTAATGGGTTATTCATCATTTGTTAAAATGAATGAAGAAATAGGATTCGAATACGCCAATAAAGACAAAGACTTAAATAAACCAGCGCAAGGTGAAAAACCAGCGCAAGGTGAGGATATTGTCAAAAAAGACAATGCACAACCAGGTGAAGTTCCAACAGGATCATCACGTGAAAGAATAAAAGACTTTTTTGATAAAAGATGTAAAACTGTTCAGGCTTATGTAATAGAGAAAACAGAAGCAGATAAAATAAGAGAAAATTTTGATAAACTAGGCGCAGGTGTAATAGGAAATAAAGATGGTTTTGTAATAGACGGACTAGATCCTATTATCAATATAATAAGATTATTCAATAGAGCTTATAAAATATTCACAGTTGCAACCATTACTAAAAGAACTGGTGGTAAAGTTGATCCTTCTACATTTGGTGAGTACACATCATATGGAGGTAGAAGTAGTGGAGCAGGTGAGCTAAATGGTTGGGCCGGACCATTTAGAAATAATAAAATATTTAACATTTGGGAAGATGGTGTTCATAAACTAATGGGTGATCCTAAATACCAATACATATTTTTACCAAAAACTCAATTAAGAATTCCAAATATTCCTAATCCTAGGAAACAAGAAGACTATGATTATAGACCAAATATTGGTTATAAATTAGCAGAATTTATGGAAGATATATTAAATGGAGAAGAGTTGTATAAAATATCAGGTGGTTCGTCTGATTCAAAAGGAGCACAAGCCACTTTCATAAAAAAATATTTTGGAGATCCTGATGCAAAAACAGAAGAAGGGTTAGGCAAAGATACTTCATTTGCAATAGACAAAGATGATGCTGATTCAAACTCAACAAACTCAGGTAAAATAGACGAAACGGCTATAAAATTAAAATTCAAAAAAGGATTAGTAAACAAAGAAATTAAATCAAATCAATTCTTTGTTGTTGGATGCAAAACAATTAATGATAAAGGTGAAGAATCTCCAAATATTAAATATAAATTTTTCCATATATCAGAAGTTGCAAATGGTAATGTTTATCTAGCAATGTGTAATTCATTTTTCTATTTCGATGGCTACTTAAAAGATGCACCAAATGGTGAAGATAAAGAAAATGAACCAAAAGATGGTCGTAAGAAATCGATCGATAAAGGTGATTTGGAAAAGTTCATAAAAGAGTCTAAATTCAAAAATGAAAAGAACGAATTTCTTTCTTATAGTATGAAATACACCAGTATTAAGCAAGAACTTATTAATTCACTTTTAACAAGTGGTTCTAAAATGCAAATAACTTATATTGGTACTGATAAAAGAAAAGCAGAAGTTGAGAAGATAAAAGTTATAACAGGTTATTGGTTAGCAGATGATAAATCAGTTCCATATATTGCATATCTAACAAAGGAATATCTAAATAAAAAGATAACCGGAGGTAGTAATAGCATTAAAGAGGTGACATCACACATTAAGAATGCAAATAACACAAGTATTAAAAAAATATAATGAGACATATACATAATTATAAAAGTTTTAACGAAACATTTAATACTTCAGCTACCGATGTACCTGCGGTTAACACTGCTAAACAATACTACAATAAGTTAGAATTGGATATTAAGGAATATAATGACAACAAAGTTAAAATCGAGAAGTTATATACTGATATAAATCCAAAAGATCTTAACTTATTATATGATGATGCTTCACTTAAAGTAGAGATAGAAAAGTTAATAGGTAAGACTGATATAAAGGCAGGAAAAGATAGAAGTGCTCTTTTTACAAACTTCTTACTTTTATTAGATGTTAAAAGACAAATTATTAGAAAGGGGAAAACTCAGGAAGATGACAAAAAAGCTTTAGATGCATTGACTAAAAGTCAAGAAGGTAGTGAATCAGGCGAAGAAGATCCAAGAATAAAAGAAACAGAGGAAAAAATGTCTCTAAATAATTCAGATATATTAGATCTGAAAAAGAAGGTGATAAAACAAGAAAAGGATTTCAATGATATGGTCACCAAAGAGACTATAAAATTAAAAAATTCAGTAAATATTATAAATAGTCAGAAAAATAACAAAATCCAAATAGGAAATGTTGTCTCTTTGAAAAAATAAGAAAAATATCGCTTTTTTCTTTTAATATATATACTAATAAAAAAAATTAAAATAAAACTATGGCAATTCAAATTGGAAAATACAAGAGACCAGGGATATTCCTAGAAGAATATGATAACTCAGTTATCTCCTCTCCAATAGTTGATGGTATAACTAACTTAGTAATGGGTGTTTCAAAAAAGGGACCTGTTAATACACCAGTTAGAATAACAACCGTTAATGATTTAGAGACAATTTTTGGTCAATTGGATAGAGGATTAGAAAGAAAAGGATCTTTCTTCCACAGAACAATTTCTAAAATGTTAGAGAGCTCACCAGTTTACGCAATTAACTTGTTATTAACTGATGATACTCTAGACACAATAGAATATAAATCAATATCATCTTCATCTAACTATGCTAATGATATAGAAAGAGTTGGACCTTATAGAAGATTTCATGATACAACAGGTTTCTGGAAAAGAGATACTGAATCTTTTATCAATCTTACTAAAAATAATACTGGATATTTAGACAGAGCATTTAGTTTAACTAACTTATCTGATAGATTCGCAACAGTATTCGTATTCCATACGCAAGTTACTGGATTCGATAGAACTCTTATCGAGTGGTATGGTTCTGCTGAAAAAGTACCTTCTTATGTTAGTACAAATGATTGGGCATCTGATTATATGGTTGATGTAGTTGTTATCGCAGGAGACTGGTCAGATTACACAAGCCTAGCTATTGATCCAAGATGGAGTGCATATTTTAATTCAACAGGACTTAGAAAAGATCAAATTAGAAATTTTGCTAACGATAGAAATGTTACTACATTAGCATACTATGAAGGTCTTTCATTAATTCCTTATTTTAGAGACGGAAATGGTAGAAATATATTTATCGAAACAACAATAAACAGAGATACAGATAAAACTGGTATTTTCTGTGCATATAATAGTGATTTAGTTGAAGAAGATTTCTTCAATGGTAAACTTGACTTAGTAGGTCAAACTATCGCTGGTCAAAATGTAAAAACAATTGACTTCCTTTCTTACCAAGAAACAATTATGGAAGAAGTTGAATTTACAAACGTACCATTAGATTTACCAGGTAACGTAACAGCACTAGGTGCAGGAACAGTTGGTAATCCTTACGGTGATCACGCATTTAATGTTAGTAATGTACCTGCTACATCAGGTTTCTTAGTAAGTAATGATAGAACATCTTTTTATGCTGAAGAGTTTGTTTATAATGTGGCTTTGTCATCTACCGCATCAAATACCGCAACACAATCTAGTGTAGAAATTGCATATACCGTAGCACCTGATGCTTATACGGTTATAGGTGATAATTATGTTCCAATCACAGCACAAATTGCAACATTCTCAATAAATGGATCTGACTACGCGACTAGTTCAACCGTTAAATCTTATGTATCTGCAATTGTTTTAGATTCAACAGGAACAATTAAAAAAGTAAATAGTTCTACAAATACTAAGCCATCAGTAGCAAGTACTGATATCGTATTAGGATATGTTAACTTCAACGTAAAAAGTCAACAAATAACTGCAAACTCAACGGTTACAACTAATGTTTATGTAGGATATTCAACTGACGGATTGGAAAAATATAACCATTTAACAATAACAAATGATTATACGATAACATCAGTATCTGGTACTGATGGTTCATTCAAACTTGAATTTAAAAATACAACCGGTACTGCGGATGTTAAAGTATATGATGAATACAGAAGATTTAAAATGTTTAATAGATTGGTTGATTTATTAGATTCTCCTAATAAAGATAAAATGGTTATGTTGTTGAATGTAACAAGTCAAGAAAAAGCATCTTTATCAGGAATGACTATATCCGATATAGTAACTACTTCAACTAGTAACAAATCATTTGTTTTAAACACAGGATTAACAAATTCAAAAATAGCAGATGTTCTTAACGGTTTATTAGTATTCTACACAGTGGATAACGAATTTATACTAGGAACTGATGGTGTTAAAACAATTAACGATGTTGCTGGTAATACCATAGGTGTAGTTTCAAAATACTCTAACTTATATTCTAAGTTCTATGATGGTAACATCAACACAGGAGATTTCTTCTATAACAATAGAGTTGATGTAGATCAATTAGTAGTTGGTGGAAGTTATTCAGTTACTTTCTTACCGGGTGAAACATTAGCAACTGTATCAGGATTTAAAACTGGTTTAACAGCATCTTCTGTTGATTTCACAGTACCTGGAAATGATTTTATAGTATTCGATACAGATCCTAAATTAAGCTTAGGTGATGTTATTGAAATCAAAGGATCTACTTTAAACACAGGAACATTTACAATTGTTTCTTCTGGTGATGTTGGATCAACTACTCTTAATGATGTTAAAAATGGATTTGCTTACCAAGTAAATGAAAATACAACATATGAAGCCGTTTCAGGAGTAACAAGAATAGATTATCATAGCAATTACAAACATTATTTAAAAATGTGGTTAGATTCTGATAATATATTAACAACTTACTTTATGGATGAAACATTTGGTGCAACATCATCTATATTAACTTGGGATGGAATCACAAAACCAGCAGGTATAAAATCAGCAAATACATTCTATGTTAATTCTGCTGATGTTAACTATAAACAATCTGTTGAGATTGAAGTTCCTACAAATTATGTAGAAGTTCCAAATAAAATACTTGTTAATGCTGTGAGATATAGTGAGATCATTAAAGGTGACTTCTTAGAAGCAGATTACGATGAAACACTTTTAGCAAATGGCGAAGTTGCTAGAAAACTTACAAGAGTATTGAGTAAAAAACAATATGCAAATGATATCTCATTAGTAGAAATCTCTTGTGATTCTAAAATAAAGAAAACTTTCTCAGGTTCTGCTTACCAAGTAACTAGATACCAAAAAGTTGAGAACTATGCTAACACATACAAAGCAATCTCATTAAAAGGATTTAGAGTTAGAGCAGCCTCTCTTCCTGATGGAACAGAAACTAAACAAAATCAAATCTTAAACTTAGTAGGAAAAGGAACTCCAATGTTCAAAGCATTAACTAACAAAGAAGCGATTGACTTCAGATACTTAATTGACTCTTTTGGTCTTGGTTTAACTGATAGATCTAAACAACAATTAGTAGATATTTGTGGTGATAGATTAGATGCATTTGGTTTCATCAATATGCCTTCAATGAAAGACTTTAAAAATTCTAGTTCACCATCATTTACAAATGGTGAGGGTGTTTTACAAACAGAATTTATAGCAAAAGGTGCTGATCCAGAAAGTGGACCTGCGTTCTTATACTCTTTCGGAGATGGACCTGGTACAACTTGTGTTGGTTACTTCTTACCTTACTTATCAGTTAATGATAACGGAAGACCATTAGATATGCCACCAGCATCTTATGTAGCAACTACATATATGAGAAAACACAATTCTAATGTAGGTGGAATAACTCCTTGGACAATCGCAGCGGGTGTAACAAATGGTAGAATTACCAACATCAACGGATTAGAAATGGACTTCACTGCAACAGATATCGAATGGTTGAATGGTGCTCAAATGAATCCAATCGTTTTCAAAAGAAATAGAGGAAACGTTATTGAGACTGAGAACACTGCTCAAACACTTTACAAATCTGCACTTTCTTACATACACGTAAGAGAAGTATTGATAGAACTTGAAAGAGAATTATCAAGAATGTTATTAGACTTCCAATGGAAATTTAACACTGCAGACATCAGAGCAGAAATTAAATTAAGAGCCGATGTTATTTGTGAGACTTACGTAAGCAAAAGTGGATTATATAACTACTTCAATAAAATGGATGAGGAAAATAATACTACTGAGGTTATCGATAACCAAATCGGTGTACTTGATACTTACGTAGAACCAATCAAAGGTATGGGCATCATTGTTAACAATGTAACAATACTTAGAACTGGTGCTATCGCAGCAGGTGGTTTCCAATAAGAAATATAAACAAAAAAGCCTCAGATTTATTCTGAGGCTTTTTTTGTTTCATAAAAAGTGAAATTTAATTATTTTTTTCATAAAAGATGAAACAATTTATAGGAAGAACATGTTTGGTAATATATAACCTAAAAATAACTAATTTATATGTCCGACAATAAAAATGAAATGAGCGAAGAAGAGTACTTAAAAAGACATCTTCTAGACTTGGAACAAGGTCAAAAAACACAAGAACCAACATTGAATACAGATATACCATTTAATGTTAGTGCTAGTATATCAGAAAATACTAAAGTAAGTGATCTTCAGTTTTTTAATTTTGATATAAGAGAATTACCTTGCGGTGAATTCTATCCACAAGGATCTATGTTTATGATAAGACCTGCGCAAGTTAGAGAGATACAAGCATACTCGATGGTAGATGATAATAACTTCTATGATATCGTTGAAAAAATGAATGATATGCTACAAGCTTGTGTAAGAGTTAAATACGCAGATGGTAAAGTAGGATCTTTCTTAGATGTAAGAGATCAAGATAGATTATTCTTAGTATTCTTAATCCGAGAATTAACTTTCCAACAAGGTAACACACTAAATGTACCTACTAAATGTCCTTCTTGTGGAGAAGAATTACAAGTTGAACTTAAAAGAGAAAACTTTGTATTCCACGATATTGATGTTAAACTAGAAAAGTTCTATAATAGAAACTCTGGTAGTTACCACTTCAAAACGGTTAATGGTAAAACATTTGAATTAACACCACCTAATATCGGGTTACAAAAAGCATTTACAGATTATATTATAAAAGAAAACAATGACAAAAAAAGTCCAAACCTTTCTTTCTTAAAAATAATTCCTTTTATGTTAGCAGGTAGAACTAGCATAACTTATGATGGAATTAAATCTAAATTAAGAGAGTTCGAAGATATGGATGATATTTCATTCCAGTTTTTAAATGCAGCGGTTGGTAAAATGACATTTGGTATCAAAGAATTGAAAAAAACTTGTACGTGTGGTGAGGAGGTCCACACTGAAATGCAGTTTCCCAACGGAGCGTCAGGTATTTTCGTTATTCATGATGCCTTTGAAGCATATATTAAAGAATAAATTGCTTCTACAAAAGCACTTCCACACACAAGAAGAATCTATGGATAAATGGCCATTCTGGATGCTCGAAGAAAATATAAAAATTGTAAACGAGATTGCAGAAGATGAAGAGAAGCATAGAAAATCAGAAGAGGAAGGACAAAAAACATCAATGCCAGATACAAGTGCAATGATGAAAAATGCATCGAATATGACAGGTAATATACCGAAATTCTAAATAAAACCCCACTCAATTTGAGTGGGGTTTTATTTTATACACAAAAAAAAACTCGCAAAATTTGCGAGTTTTTAATTTTATTAACTTTATTAATATCCTGAAACAAGTGGAGGAGTAATAGAGAAGTTTTGATCAATGTACTCATCAACGAAGTAATCATATAAGAATGTTGCTTCAACAGATGGAACAATCTCATTTGAACTCCAGTCTAATGCCCATCCAGTTAATTTACTGATTTGACAGTTTTGGAAAGTAACACGTCTCAATACAACTCCTTTTTTATCGTGTTGGTTAACGATAATAGTACCAATTAAATCACTTTTATAGTGAAGAGTACCATTTTGAGAGTTAAATAACAAATCATACCAAGCCTTCATACTAGCCCAAGTTTCCATAGAACCATTTTGATTAACATTCACTTGGAAAGGAATTGTTATCTCACCACTCGTTTTAGAAGGTGTTGTTTGAAATTGTCTCGTAGAATACTTGAATCTTTGCTCTTTAGCTGCAATCTCGAAACTTGTTAAGTTTGATAAATCAATTTTTGTAGCGTTTTCTAAAAGTAATAGAGGATCTCTACCTTGTGCAGTTAATATAACTGGCAAGACAAAAGTTATCTCAAATAAGTTAGTGTAAACTACCTCGTCTGGCATAGTACCAGGTCCACCTGGTGAACCAACATTTGAAACCTGAGTGTAATGTGGTAATGGCATATTTTTTTTAATTATTTTTTTATTTAATTGTCCAACAACTATAAATTATATATTAATATATTTTTATCTCTTGTTTTTCAATTTATTATAATGTATATATTATAATTTAAAATCAATATTTTGCTATTTTGCTAGAACTTATAAGGATTATTTTAATATAAAACAAGAAAAAATAATATTTCTTAATGAAAGTTTTTATGATAACTGATACCCACTTTGGTATCTACTTAAACAATATGGATAAGTGGATGAATATGATGGAATCTACATTTTACAATTTTGTAATACCTTACCTAAAAAAGAATGCTAAGCCAGGTGATGTATTAATACACCTAGGTGATTTATTCGATAATAGAACAAATATTCCCATTATTATCTTAAATAAAGTAGAGAAAATACTTAAAGATGTTTCAGATATAATACCAACACATATAATGGTTGGGAATCATGATCTATGGAATAAAGGATCTAATGAAGTTAACTCTGTTAGACTATTTGGTTATATGAATAAAAATATAACCGTTTATGAGAAAACGACTAAATTAGAAATTGGTGATCAAAAGCTAATTCTAATGCCTTGGGTTGAGAAAAGAAATGATATGATCGCAGAGATTAAAGATAATCCAGGTGATTACTTATTCTGTCACTCCGACTTAAATGGTTGTCGCATGCATCTAAACTCTGTTGCACATAGAAACGCAGATAAAATAGATGTAGAACACTTTGGTGGTTATAAAGATGTTTTCTCAGGACACATTCATATAACACAACAGAATAAAAATTTCCGCTTTATAGGATCTTTATATCAAATGGATAGAAATGATATGAATGATCAAAAAGGAATAACAATACTTGATCTAGAAACAGGTGATGTATCATTTGAAGCAAATACTTATTCACCAGTATTTAGAAAATTTAGAGTTGTTGATGAGAAATCAATTGATGATTTAGATGAACTTAAAGGAACAAAAGATTACATAGATTTATCTATATCAAACAATCTATTAGTAAGTAATAGAAAGCTTCGTAGAAAGTTAGAAGTGATGCTAGAGAGCGGTAATTTCGCATCTGTTGACTATATAGATGATATTGTTAAAACAAACGATGAAGGAGAACCTATTGTTGAATCAATAGAATTAGAAGATGGTACAATTGATATATCAATTCAATTAGAATATGAAAGTTTCATCAGAGAATATATTGAGAAGCAAAAATATGACAATGAGAAATATCACAATGGTATATTAACAGAGTTTGATGAAGTAATTAGAATTTATAATGAAAATTATAAATCAAAAGTTGATTAATAAAAAAGACCAATAAAATTATTGGTCTTTTTTTATTAGTTTTATTTTTAAGTCACCAGTACCCTTTATCAATCTATGATAAATACCCATCGGTATAAAAACTTCACCCTCAATCTTCTTAGGAAGTTCATCATCTAATTGTATCATCCAATCAGTATCATCAATAGATTCAATTATACGACTTTCGCGATCGCGATGCCACATGAACTCACCAGATTCAGTATCTTGATTGAATTCTCTGATAAATGTATTATCACTTATTTTAGTTTCTTTATACGGAAGTATCATATACCAACCCACGCTTTAATTTTATCACTTAATTCAGAAACAGCAACTGCTCTATGAGCACCATCTATTATTCTATACTCATCATCAACGACGATTGGAGGATAATCACCAGTCTTCTCTATAGTATTTTTATAATCAGATACACTATCAGCATCAATAGAAAACTCTTCTAAATCTATATCCGATAAAGATAACTCAACAAGTTTGTATCTTTCAAATTCCTCTATTCGGTCACCTAGATCACCATCTATAAAAGCACCCTCATAATCATCATGTAAGTATTGAACATAATTATAGATATATTCCTCTGAAATAACATCACCAATTTTAGCATTATACCAACATTCATCTAAGTGAGCTCTACTTTTTAGTCTCTCATTGGCTTCAAATATTTTATATGCTTTTAAATGTTTCATAATACTATTTTTTTATAATTTTCTTTTAGTTCTTTAATTTTTTGTAACCAATTGTCCATATATTAAATGTTTTACTATCCCATAGATTACCAGAAGCCGGGATAGGTCTTTCCAAAAATGTGTTTATATCTATTGATTCTGCAACTCCAATAACCTGCTTTAGTCTTATCCTTTTTATCTTTACAATTGTGTCTAGCAGCAAAAGCCTTTCTAGCTTTAGGATCACTTACTTTAGCCGTTAAACCACCATGAACATCACCAAATGCAATCTTCTTAACTTTACCAGTTTTAGGATTTTTAACGTAAACGTGATACTTTTTAGAACCACCTCTTTTTGGTTTATTTAATTCAACCTCTCTACCTTTATATTCTGCTTCGTTTATTTCTTCTGGTGTCTCCATAGGAAGATCCAAAGCAACTAACTCACCTTCAAAATAATCAAACTTACCAATTTCAGTTTGTTCAAATAATATTTTATCAACACCATTTAAAACAACTTCACCTTTATCAAAATGTGATCTTGCTTCTTTTATCAAATTAAAAAATGAATCAGAACCAGGTCTAAATAAATTCTCAACAATAGGTTTATTATTATCTAAGTGATATTTAAGTTTCTCTGAAATAACAGAGAAGTTATTAAAATTTCTAATATATTTCATATTAACCAATATTTTTTAAGAAATCAGAAAATTGTATAACACCAGGTGCTTCCACATCTGCAGTTTGTTCAACACCCTCTGGTGAACACTCACACGGATTACAATCACAATTTGAACAACATTCACATTCGCAAGGATCACAATTACAATCAGAACAACAATCTCCTTGATTAACATCTACTCCAACCGGAACAACAGATGAATCATCACCTTCTTCGTCTATAATTATTTTTACAGAGAAATCTTCAAATTTCTTTATAGCAGTTTTCAAACCAGGTGTACCACCATCATTTTGAATTTCTTTTTTTATTTTATTTTCTTCTTTTTTAGGTGTTTCCTCAGTATCTCTTGCGAAGCCAACCACTTCTTTATCATCTTCAAATGATTTAATATCAAATTCGACAACTTCTTCGTCTTTTTTAGACTCATTAAATCTCTTAATGTTCATAATAATAGTATATTTTTTATATAGTATATATTATTTTCAATTATCAAGAAATGCTTTTTTAATATATACCAAAAACTATTTATACTAAATGTCCAATCATAAAAACTTGGTATTCTTTAATAAGGAAGGTGATTATCTAAACTTCAACTATAACGACTCTACAGATAGATTCGAAGGAGACATACTATTCAGTGAAAATTCATCAGATACTTATAAAACTTTCGGTATCTACACAATGGAGAAGATACCATCATTCGAATTCGAAATTCCAGGTGAATTAGATGTAAATAAATTCCAATTATTCAATGAATGGGGTTTACATTTCTATGGCGCAACCACAAGTGAACACGCAATAGATTTAATCGAACCAGTAAATAATGATTTCAACTTTTATTCAAAGTGGATATATGGAAGTGATCTTGAAAAATTGTTTCCGATCGGATCTATTATAACATTTGTAAATTCATTTTTAGAATTCAATGATCCCAAAAGAACTTATAACGTTGTTGCTAATAAGAAAGGTGCGATTATGATAATAAGTGATGTTGATAATGCGACATTCGAAATAAACTATTATTCAGATTATATAGACAGCAACAATTACTACACAGGATCAATACCAAAGTTATACATAAAAGGTATAAATGCAGTGGGTGTTTATAATTACATAGATTTGAATTATAAAAACAATCTATCCAAATGGTCAGAACCAGATTTCTACGATAAGTATTATAATGGTAAGAAATTAAATATTATAAATACTGATAAAAATGATGGTGTTTTAACAGTTGTTGATTATGAATTAACAGATCCTGTACACTATGAATATTTTGCAACAAATCTTCCTACAAACGAAAATCTTATAATTGAGTTTAAAAGTAAAACTGATCTACCAATAATATATAGTGGTGAATTAACAATCGGTACAAATAGCAACATAACTTTAAAATATCCAGTACCTGGTATATTAAAACCCGGACAGGAGTTTAAAATAGTTGGTTCTACATTAAATACCAATTTTTTAACTATATCTAGTTTACCAAAATATAACTCAAATAATCAACCAACATTTTTTGATTTAAAAACACAGGTTTTATATAACAATAGTATATATGAGTGTCTAATAGCACATACTCAAAGTTTCACAGACACATATAATATAATAGATCCAACAAATTCAACATATTGGACTTTAAGTAATTTTGTTAAAGTTGATCAAACAACTTACTCAGAAACTCTTCAAAATGCACAAGTTTATTTAACAACAGACACTTTGTATTTTACACAAGTATTTACGCAAAGCAGTAGTACAACACTTGCAATGGCCGCGGAAATGTATAAGACGGACTTTTCATCTTTTAACATAGATCTATACTACGAAAAAGGTATATTAAAAGCAGATCTTATGTACCCTAGTAAATATGCTGAGGTTAATTTTTATAGAAATAACTTAACACAAACATTTGGTAATAAAATACAAACAAATGAAAGATTAGTTGAAGTCAAAGAAGCTCTTAATTATGAGTTAAATTATAATATAAGTGAAAATTTTAAATATAATATAGTTTTCACAGACTTAGATGAATATGGAATAAAAATAATCATAAACAAAGAAGTATATGAAGAAGAAGTAAGTTTTATTTACACAGGACCATATATTGATATAGAAAGAACAATAGATTTAACACTAAGAAACTGGTTAAATAGAAATTATTTAAGACTTAATTTATTAGGAATAAATGCGGAACTTGAATATATCGGTAGTTTATCATCACCATTCTTAAACTCAATCGTAATAAAAAGTGAATATCCAAATGTACCATTTGAGATAAATAGAGTTGAAGTTGGTACTACTGCGGATTTCCACATTGAACATTCAAGAGTTTTATTCACAGGAACACAATCATTAGGAAATACATTAACAGTTAATATAAACGGAACTGAATACCAACAACAAACAATATATGCTACATACTCACCAACCGCATCATTATTCAAACAACCTGATGTACCAGCTACTTTAGAGGCTTGGGTTAATAAACATGGTGAATATCTAGAAACATTTGGCTTTATATCAACAAACATTAATAATCTATTAAAATTTGATATAAAAAGAACTGATATCAAATTTACATATACCATAACAACAGGTAAAATACTACTTCCTGGACAAACAGATGTGATAATAACAAATAAAATAAAAGGATCAATAGGGTCTTTAATTGCATCTAATGAAGTTGTACTACCAACAGGTTCAAGTGCATCATTTGAAGATGCTGGATTCGCAACTGGTATGGTTTTTACGATAAATAACACTCTTTATCCATATAATAATCAAGAGTATAATATACAATACTTAGATCCATTAAAACTTAACTTAAGTTACCAAGGACCATTTTGGAGTTCAACCGCATCATTGTGCAATAGTTCACCATACGTAACACTATCATTCAACTCAGGTTTTGGCGCAACCGCTTGTATACCAGCAGAAGTATTAGGATCGGGTAGTCCATTTGATGAATTTGCATTTTTAGAGTCAGCATTCACTCTTATACAAAACACATCAACATATGATAAGAATAGTTTCTCACTTAATGGTATACCAGGTGCTACTAATCTTATTGACATAGAATATAATAATCTAACGGATTCAATTTTTGTATATGGTGACAATCTAATAATAATGGATGCTACGAATTTCTCATATACTTCTTATGTGAGTTTACCAGGTAATACAAATCCTATAAAAATTAAATTCAATGACTATAATAATTATTTGTATTGTCTTTCTAAAAATAAAATATGGATTGTAGATCCACTTATAAATTTATTGGTTACGAGCATAAGTTTATCAAACGATGCATATGATATGGAAATAAACCGATTAAATGGTGATATATACATCACATTCGAAAATAGTCCAACAATAAATGTATATGATTATACAAATTCATTAGCAACTACAATAACAACACCTTCTCTAACAGATACTAAAACCGGTAAAATAATATACAACACATATGATCAAGATATGTATGTAACAACAGATGGTGATTCAGTTATTAGAATAAATGGTGATGATAGAAGCACACAAACATCATATAACATAACTGGTCTAGAAACTGATACAATATATTACGAACCTGCAAATGAGTCTATTTATGTTTATAGTTCTTCAAACCTATGGAAAATAAGTAAAGGTGATTTAACTAGCATAACAACAGGAGACAGAACAGCGTTTTCTAATATTCTATATAATAATATAACAGGAGAATTAAACATATCAGATGCTGATACATTCAAATCATTTAATTTAGACACTGACAACAGAACTTTAAGTGAAGATATAACAACATATGGATATATGGCACTGAATCAATATGACGGAATGATATATTTATCATCACAGACTGTTAATTCTATATTAACCATAAATCCAAGCAATGGTTGGAATATACACAATGAATCTGTTTTATCAATATGTACTAAAATAATTTATAATCCTTCTAGAAAATCTGTTTGGACTATACAACCAGGTATTAATTCAATTGCTGAGGTAATACCCAATATTACTACAAATATATTACCATCAACAATAAACTCTATATCGATCGATGAACAAAAATATGGCACACTACATGAGAACTATATACCAAAAGATAATATTTGGTTGAAAAGTAGAGACTATGTTAGAAAACCAAGAGAGAACTTTATTGGTGAGGAATCTGTTGAATTCTACTGGGAATGGTTTGATGATCAAACACCAGAATTCTTTTTGTATGATTTAACAGGTGATCAATTAGCAACAACCGGAAGTTATTCATATGTTGGACCTAAACCACTTATAGATGCACCTCTAAATAAATATACAAATACTGATATAACAAAAGTTGCGATACCACAATACCAACAAACAATATTTGACGTAGTAACTCAAAAACTAGATTATATAAATGATAGTGAAAATATATCCAGTGAACCAGAAGCACTTCAAACATTCTTAGGATTTAAATCAGATGAAGAAGGCACAAAAGAATCAATTCTTCAATTATACAAAAAAGAAAATGTAAACTTTACAATATCAAGTTCTAACTTAAATAATACAAATATAGAGTTTAAAACTATTTTAGATGCAAATGGTATTAGATGTGGTCAAATAAAATTAAATACAAACTCAACTGAAAATTTCTCAGAAAGAGGATTAAAATCAGGTCAAATTTTACTAATTGAATTAACAGATTTAACAAATACTTCTTCACAATATATATCACATAATAATGGCTCATTATTTAAAATAAGAGACATATATACAAAAACAATAATAGTTGACTTTTTCGAAAATACGGATTTACTAGAGTATGAAAATACTATAATAAGTGATTATCCAACAACTGGAAGCAAAACATATTTAAAAACTAAATTCTCAGTTATTGATAGAGAAATCGCTAGATTCACCACTTACGCACAGACAGAGATAGAAGATATACGCTATAAGATACAATTAAATAACATAGGTAAAAATATTGGACCACATGAAGTATTTTTATTTAAAGATTATGATATATTAGAGGGTGGTGTTGATTGGACATTCTTAAATATTAAGAGAAAAGAAATGTTAATGAATAAGAACTTGATATATCCATATATCGGTGCTTATAAATCTATAATAAATGCTATAAACTTCTTTGGATATAACGATCTTAAACTTAATGAATATTATAGAAATATAGATACAACATCTAAAAATTTCCACAAATTATTCAAAGTTGAGATACCCGATATATTTGATAATACGGTTGATGGTTGGTCAACTGATGGCGATTTCTTAAAACATACTTATCCTAATCCTAGTTTCGAAGAGACAAATTTATTAAATCTAACTTATGATATAACAAATAAAGATGGTGATAATGTTTTAAATTATAGTATTGATGATATATCTATAAAATTACAAGGTCTAAAAATATGGTTAAAAAAGAACATAGTTCCATTAACTCACAAAATATTAGACATAACAGGTAAATCTTATTTCAAAGGCGGTACACAAATATCACACAAATCTTATGATGTAAAAGTTATTAAAATACAAGAAAATATGACACCTATAACATTT